CGTGGGGATATAGCCCTTGAACAGGTTGTCGTCTTGGATCATTGCGGCGCTCCCGGCGGATATACGCCATGCTTGGCGGCCTCGGCCCAGATTGCCGCCTCCGTAGCGGCATCGACCCCCATATTGATGACGGCGAGCGCGTCGGCGAGGATCTTGGTCTTGGGCGCGACAGCAATGCGCGGGTCAGGCGCTGGGGCGTTGGCGAGGTTAGGATCCAGCGGACTGCCTGTCGGCGCACCACCGGCCTCGGGCAGCGGGGCGAGGCCATCTGGCGCGGCTGCAGGCGGCCCCTCAACTGGCCCAACATAGCCCACCGGACGGCCATCTTTCCCTCGCTTGTAGGGTCTGCCGTCAGGGCCGCGCACATAGGGACTTGTGTCGTCTCCGATCAGGTCGCCCTGCTGGTTGAAATAATAAATCCTGCCCGAGAACGTATCGAGCTTGCTGGTTACCTCAGTCGCCTTGCGCTGCGTTTCAGCCTGCCGCTCCTGATCGTCGGCCATCGATCCCAGCGCCGTCGCCGCGGCAGTGTCGCCCGCCCGCAAGGCGGCCTGCTGGCGCTGGCGATAGTTGATCGCGGCAGGCTTGCCGTTGAGGCCCGGCGGGAGGCTGGACTGGTCGCCGCCGAGCAGGGCGCCGATCCGCTGCCGCTCGGCTTCCTTCTCCTGCAGCTCCCACCTGTGCGAAGCCATCTTCATCGCGAACTCCGGCGACAGCTGCGCCAGCGCGCTCTGCGCCTGCGGATCCGACGGGTTGGCGCCGAACGCCGCCAGCGCGCTGCTGAGGCGCCGCTCCTTGCCCTTCGCCTGCCCGCGCTCCCAGCCCTGACGCCACATTGCCCCGGTGTCGACGGGCGTGAACAGGTTCCAGTTGATCGGCATCTATGGGCCTCCCCACGCAGATCCGCCGCCATAGGCCGGGTTCTGGTAGCTGGTGACGATCGGGCTGTTGTAGCCGCTGCCGCCATAGCCGGTGTAGGCGCCGGGCGCAGGCTGTTGAGACTTGACATATTGCCCGGCGGCGTCGGCGATGCTGCCCGCGATCGAGCCGTACATGTTGGCCGTCCCCTGACCCTGCGCGCCATATATGTTCGACTGGTTGTCGGCGAGGTTCTGCCCGACGCCCATCACGGCTCCGGTTGCCGCGGTGTTGTAGCCCGCCATGCTGTTGGCGGCATTGGCGCCAAGACCCTGCTGTGCCGCCAGCCGGTCCATCCAGCCGCCCAGCTCCTGATTGGCGATGTGGCTGGCGCGGTCCTGCAGCGCGATCTGCGCCGCCGGGCTTTCGTAGTCGCTGCCGAAGTTGTTGGCGACCGCCCGCTGGGCCTCGTCCTGCCGCCACTGGTAGTCGCTCGAGTTGCGGAACTGGTCGAAGGCGCTGAGGGCGCTGGTCGGCTGTCCGGCGGCGTTCATCGCCCCTCCCGGCTGCTGGAGCGCGGCGTAGGGCGACGGTCGCTGCTGGTACATGAAGGTGTCGTAGGCCTGCCGCTCGCCGGGGTGCAGCAGGGACTTGGCGAAGGCCAGCTTCGCCTCCGGCGACCCGCTCATGCGGGCGATCTGCTGGCTCCGCTTGGGGCCGATGGTGTTGGTGCTGCCGTGGAGCAAATAGTCGAGCTGCGCCTGCGCGTCAGGGCCCGCCGCCGCGGCTGGCATCTGGGCCAATGCGCTGGGCGCCGCTCCGCCGCCGCCACCGGCTGGTCCGCCGAGCAGCATTTCCATCAGCACGTTCCCGGCGCGCATCCCGCTTTGGGCATAGGGGTCGAGATATTGGCCGCTGCGATCGAGGCCTGCGAAGGCCAGCTGCGTGTTGTTCGCTGCCGTCTGGGCCTGCGCCTCCAGAGCCCTCTTCTGGGCTTTCTTCTGCGCCTTGTTACCGAGGATGCTGGTGCCGATACCCGCGAGGGCGGCTCCGGCTGTTGCTGCTGCCATCGGCATGTCAAAGGCCTTTCATCTCGAACAGTTCGCAGACGCCCGTGGGGGAGTAGATCAGGGCCATCTGCACGATCCCGAGAGACCTGAAGCCAAGCTGACGATTGAACCACCTCGCAGGACGGTTCTCGACCGGCGGCGCCCGCCACAGTTTCTCGGCACCATATTCCTCGAACATGAGCCGGATCGCCTCGCGACCCTTGGCTAGGGCATCCTTGCCGCGCACGAGGTAGAAGCTGTGCGCTTCGTAGATCCCGGGCCCTCTCCAGTGAAAGAACTGACCGCCGCCCTCGTCGAACAGGAGGATATTCTTGAGATCCGCCAACAGCGCGGTCGGATCCAGCACCTGATCGCCGGGGCCAATGGTGGGTCGAACGGTTGGATGATTGAGGATCGACGCGATCTCAGCAGCATCCTCGACCGTTGCCCGTCTAATTGCTCCGTTGCCACCGTATCGCCCCATCGTCTCTTTCCGTCAATCAGGGGATGACCTGCGCGCTCGCCCCTGCCGTGTAGCCGGATCCTGCTGGCGGACATCCGCCTGTCGTCGGGCCTGCGCCGTCGGCTGGCGTGGTGACCGTGCCGCAATAGTGGCGCCCGATCGCCCAGTTGTGCTGCGCCTCCTGAAGGTAGGGCGTGGCGTGATATTCGGGCGCGGCATCGGCCCGGCTCTCGTCGTCATAATAGACGCCGTACTTGGTGCCGAAGGCGAGGCCGGTGATGGTGCCGCCGGTCAGCGCGATCTGCACGGCATTGCTGTAGCGGCGGATGTGGCTGGGGATGCTGATCGTCACGCTGCTACCTACGTCCGTAGCAGTCAGGATCATGGTCGGGATGGTGAAAGACCCGAGGATCGCCAGCTGGTCGGCCATGCCGCCGGGAGCGGTGATGCCGGTGTCGAGGGCGTCGATGACGTTCTGCTGGATAAGGTCGTTGCGCTCGATCGCTTCCTTGACCTGCTGCCACCAGACCTGAAACGACGGCCAGCCCGGCTCGGTCGGCGGCAGCGGCGGAAGCTCCAGCCTAGCCACGCGCTCGACCTCCCGCCGGTTCGTTGATGAGGACGCCGGAGACGCGAAGCGGGGTCGGATCCGTCAGGCGGAAATCGATCATGCAGCCGGGCGCGTCGAAGTAGCCGAGGCGGCGCCAGCGCGGGCGCTTGCGATACTGCCCCTCGAGGCCCAGCGGAGCGGTCCGCCACATGCTGAAATTGTGCCCGCGATCGCGGCTGGTCCGCATCTCGATCTGGGGGATGACGCCGGGCCAGTCGTCGGCCTTGATGTTGCCCGGGTTGCACTCGATCTCGAGCAGGTCGACCGGGACCGATCCGCCCTTGATGGGGAAGCCAGCGGTGAATTCGCGGATGAGCTTCTCGCCGTCGTCGGTCCAGTCGTCGCCGAATTCATAGATCTTGCCGTCGGTGTCGGATCCGAACTGGACGCCGCTCTCCAGCATCGCAGCGCATTGCCCCAGAAAGTTACCGTGGTTGAATGTCGTGAATTCAGGCCACTCGTTGCCGCCCGCCGGATCGAACACCCATGTCCCGCCGTCGAGGCGGACGCAGAGGAAGCTGTGGCCTTCGAACAGGAAGGTGAACATGCGGTAGTGCGCGCTCTGGGCGATGCGTTCCTCGAGGGCGTGGTTGCTCATCCTCGTCGGGACGTCGGCCATGCGATAGATGACGCCGTCGTGCCCGACCCAGTGCAGCGCATTGTCGAACATGGTCGCCGTGCCGGTGGCGATGATGCCCTTCGGCGCCGTCCGCTGGATGATCCGCTTGAGCGGCAGGTTGACGTCGTTCTTGTCGTAGTAATGGGTCTCGGTGCTTTCCTCGCCGAGCAGGAAGAGGTTCTCGCCGATGCTCATGCAGTCGAGCAGGTCGTCGGGCATCGACTGGGCCGCGGCGTAGGATATCGCCAGCACGGAGCGGGCATTGTTGACCTCGGACCAGTAGAAGTGGTGCGACCCGTCCTTGAGGAAGATGAACATGCCGCCGATCGTGCCGCACACCGAGCGGACGTTGAAGCCGTCGGGCATGGGGATCGCGGCGAGATCTCCCTCGCGGTAGCTGTAGGCGGTCTGGCCGCAGGTCACGACCACTTCCATCTTGGAGTTGGCCCAGCGCGGGATCCCGTCGCCGTCGATCGGGCCGACCAGCGAGGTGCCGCGGTACAGCTCGCCGCCGCTGACGGTGAAGGCGTCGCCATTGAACAGGCCGGGCTTCTGGAAATGGTCGCGGATCGGGCCCTCGCCGACCTCGTACGCCAAGCGCAGGCCGGGCCTCGACAGCAGGGCGGCGCCGCTCTCAGCTGACGGCGAGGCCTCGGGGAACATGTTCTTCAGCTTCAGCTCGGCGAAGTCTCCGCGATCGCGCCGGTAGGCTCCATTGCCGTAGAGGATGTCAGGCATATGCGGCGTCCTGCGTCCACGGCTGGAAGACGATGCTGTCAGGCCGGTCGCTGTCGTACATCTCCTGCTCGAGGACCGCGGCGCGCTGCTTGACGTCGGCCACGGTCGCCTGATCGATCCGGCTGGCGCCGAACATCCCGGCGATGCGCGAGGCCAGCCCGAGGATCACGGTCTCGGCGAACTCTTGGCTTATGTCGATCGTCTCGCCGGGCTCGGTGATGGTCTGGGCCGCCCGCTGGAAATCGGCGTGCAGCAGGATGTCGACGGCAGGCACCGGCCAGACGTAGATCTGCACGCTGTCGGTGTCTCGCTTGACGTAGAAGCAGGTCGGGTTGCCGATCGCCGAGCGGTTGGGCATCGAGTAATATTCGTCGCGGTTCCACTGGGCGAGGATCCGCTGGTTGGTCGGGCTGACGATCTGCCGCACCGAGTTGATGTCGCGCACCGCCTGCTGAAGCGTGACGGCGCCGGTCCCGCCCGGGACGAGCAGGGTGCCGACCTCGTCGCGCCACAGATTGGCCTTCCTCGACCAGCCCTTCAGCATGGCGTTGAAGCGCACCATGCAGTCGATCATCTCGTGGCTGTCAGGATCCTCGCCCGCGTTCAGCACGCCAAGCTCGATCATCGCCTGCTGGACGATCTCGCCTGCGGTCAGGGGCCAGTTGTAGACGCCGCTGGTAGCCATGTCGGTCTCCTATAGATCCTCACCCGGTGGAATTGGATAGTCCTCGCGAAACACCGGCTCGGTGGCCGGGGCCGCGGTCGGCAGCGGGACGCCCTCCGGCTTGACCACCGGGGCCTTCATCTCGGCTGGTTTGGGATCGCGGCAGGTATCGAGGCAGACCCGCAGGCCGGTCCATTCCTTGGTCAGCTCATTGAGCCTCCGCTTGAAGCCGCAACGAGCGCATTCACCCCATGGAGCCGCCATGAAAACAATTCCTGCCTAATTGCAAAAGGGCTGTTGACACACGGACATTCCGTCCGTACTGAGGGTCTATCGGGCCGCACGGCCACCATACAGAGGAACGAACAAATGCCCAAGACCATTCACACCGCCACTGCTCCCAACGGCCAGACCTTCAAGCGCACCTCGCAGAACCGGGTCTACAGCCACATCGCGCTGGGCCGCCGCTGTAAGGTCGAAGCCCTGCGCCGCGCCAACTCGAAAGAGGCTCAGGTCTCCGATGGTCGCAACTGGGACTATTACAACAACTGCGCCACCGGGAAGGCGACCTACTCGGCCTACGTCCTCAGTGGCTCGCCCGAGTTCGTGGCGAAAATTAAGGCCCGCGACATCGAGAGCGGCAAGGAGTTTCTCGCCAAGCACCCCGATCGCGCCGCCTACATCGCCCAGCAGCATGCCGAGCGCCTCGCCAATGTCGAAGACACCAATTTCGACCTGTGGCTCGACCTCGGCTGGGCCAGCCGCACCGACCTCGCCCTCAAGAACGCTGCCAGCCACGCCAGCAAGCCCTACTGGGCCGAGACCATCATCGTCGAGGCCGTCACCAAGTAATCAACCGGGGGCTTCGGCCCCCACCACACCGAAGGAGAACACCCGTGAACGTCGAACTAGTCACCCTGATCGGCAAGCTGGAAGCTGCCCACGAAGACGCCATGAAGCTGGCCCAGAAGCAGCGCAATGGCACCATCACCCAGAAGCGCCTGCTCGCCGCCTT